AACACCATGTGGATAGAGATTTCTACCGTGTTTGATGTCAGCTTTACCGCGGCGCATCATGTCCTGCCACCACATTAAGTACAACCTATCTTCATTCTCTTCCTGCGCGTTGAGAAATGATTGTTCAATTCTAAGATCTGTTATCTCGGGTGTATCAGGTGCAACTTGGCCTGCTTCTACTATTTCTTCATAACGACGCACGTCCTTGATTGGTAAAACACGTACTTTCTTCTCAGGCATGCCAGTTTCTCCTTGCCAGTTACCACCAGCGTTGGAAATACCATTATTGACACGCAATATTAGGTTGGCGCTTCCTTCAGATTCACTCTCGATAAAGTAGCTGGTCGCCGCTCCTCCTGAGGATTGGAATTTCTCACGGAAGTGATTCAAACTACCGACTACACTATCAGCTAGAATAAAGTCTAGTTTGTTTGTGTCAGCTTCCAGTGTGGATTGACGTATTTTGAATACACCTATAGAAAGAATATCGCTAAACTCATCTGTACCGATGTTATTCTCACTTAAGTTCTCAAGAACCTCACTAATACTTCCATCAAGGCCTACTTGTTTCTTGTTTCCGAATTGATCGAATGTGAACCCAGCACTCAAGCTGAATGTCAATCTGCTCAACGTACCAGAAGTCTCATCTGGTACATCTACATAACCTCCAGATGTACCGCCTAGCTTTTTGCTGAGTGATTTGAGTTTACCGACACTATCAAAATCTGTTGCAGGATTTAAATTGGTGTTATCAGACAATCCAATATAATATCCCTCAAATTTTTCATTGATGATAAATTTCTTGTTGTTAATTAGTAACAATCCAACACCACCTTTGGTTGATAGGTCTGTGAAGGTGTTAAATTTTTGATTTTCTAGTTTACCGGCTTCATCCTGCTTGAGACGTACCTCACCTTTTATTAATTGTTGGTATTGTTCGGCGTCAAGCTCGATGTTGGAAGGCTCACCAAAATAGTAACGGTCACTACCTGCTAGATCCCATCCAGTTGCGTTAACAAGACGTGCAGAAAATTCAGCTAACTCGGGTATCAAATAAAAATATTTGGCTGGCATTGAATCCTCTTCTCCCGCCACGAGTTCTGCCCAGAAATCAATTCCATCATTACCAAAAGCGGAAAGTGGTTTTGTTGCGAAGCCGTCTTCAGCACCTTCGCCGCCTGGATAGCTCAGGAAACCGGGATTTACATCATCATTACCGTGTGCTTCATGTATATAGGTTAAATGATCTGGCAAATCTTGGATCAGACGAGTGATTGCATTCTTGATTGATCCATCTCCTCCGGCTAATACAAAATTTTGTCCGGTCCAGTCTGCATTAGCGTCTGTTTCAAATTTCCAATAATTGTCAAAGTTACCGGGAGGTTCAGTAAGGTCATCAATATCGTTTCTGTGCCAGATGTACACATCTGTGGCAGTTGATAACGTTTTAGCCTGTGGATCGTCGCTCTTGACCATTGGTCGTGGTATTACTGGGTAAACCTGAACACTGGCGTTATCCGCCACTGTAGATCCTTGACCACCACCGTATGGTAGCCTTGTTACCAACAAGTTTGCAGGGCTTTGAAAGATGGCTTTCAATGAGTGATACATGTATCTCTCAGCTGCGTTTGATGGTAACCCATAAATCTGTTCGAACTCTGTCAAGCTCGTTACTGTGAGTAACTCATCTGTCGGTCCTTGGCTTGTAAAACCAGGGACAAACACTGTTGTTCCTACAGGTAAATTAGGTCTCAAAGAAAGATCGATTTCTTTGACTTCAACTCCGGGGGATTGTATTGTTCTTGCCATATTAGTGCTTTCTGAAATTATTTATTATTCTCAGCCCAGGTTTTGGGGGAAATGTCACAACAAAGTTGGAGTGAGCTTCGAAAAAGAAAATTCAAATGTTGTATCCACTGCTTCTGCGTCCCGGTAATTGTAATCTATTTGGCCGAGACTTACTGGTAATACTCCAAAATAATCAAATCGCATGGTTCGTTGATTGTATTCATCTAAAGTGTATAGACTAGCGGCACCTTGATATTTACGAAACATAGAGTCACTAGACTCCAGATCTCTATCAGCGTAAAAAATTGCGTCTCGGTCGTCGTTCATGATATCCAGCCATTTCCATATCACCCAATAATTGTTAAATCTGTTATCTACAGTGAAGTTTACTGTTATATTCGGGTACGCCGGACGGCTATGTGCGCTGAACTTCACTGCTTGGCCAGAGTATCTGATCTCACCACTGTCTACTGTTATGGGTGGCAATACGGTCCCATACACGCTGAATTGTAGTGTGTCTGGTAATACTGTATCTTCCGATCTGCTGCTTTGCATTTTGTATGCTATATCAGCCATGGCCTCAGGTAATGACAACACAAAAAGGAATTTATCCTTTTTACTTTTGTTATAAATAGCTTGCTGTATTGTTTCGCTCATAAAATTTCCCAACCATGTTCTTGCAATTCATTCATGTCATGATCCATAAACGTACCATCATTTCCATTCAATGTCTCGCTATCTATATATATGGGAAGTGATGAATAATTATCGCCCAGGTTTTCATCTGTGTACCCGTTCAATGTACCACTGAAACTTTTAATACCGTAATCTAGTCGAGAAATCATAGCAGGTTTGTTGTTTTTATCTGTTTCTTGTATTTCATAATACTGTTCTGTAATTGTTGTTTCGAGTACCATCAAGGCCCAGATCAAACTCATTACCCGATCATCATGTACATTTGTACCTTTGATAGCTTTCCACGTACCATTAGGATACCTAACAAATGTTTTTAGTTCTTCCAGTGTTTGCTCGTCTCTTAAATTGATTGCATACACTTCGTTTAACCAATATTTCATGTTCATCACACCTTTGTATTTTGTATTTGTATGTGCAATTATACCGGGGCGATCTATTGATTGGTTTTTACTCGGTGTGAAATTGACGATATTCTCATAACCATGTACATTCACCAATGTGTCAACAACTTGAGCTCCGCAATTGTTTCTCTCAATCAAAGCCGGTGGAGATCCCCACTGTCTTAATATCTCTAGTAACTTGGTTGTAAAATTGTACGGGCTTATTCGATCGTTGTGATACACCGCCACTTGGTCGATATCTGTTAGATCTGTTATATCTAGTACTTGTACTACACTAGCTGCGTCTCCAACACCTTCGGATATATCCACACCTATTGTATATGTTCTGTTCTCGTCTGGTAATGACCATACATGATAATGACCCTCTTCAAATATATGCTTTGGTTTCGATATAGTAAGTGACGCTTTACGCACAAGTTCATCATCTAACACACTTTCACCCGTCTCAATAAACTGGCATCCGAACTCTTGGTCAAATATTTGTGTGCTGCCCAGAGAATTTATTGTGTCTAGTTTCCATTTCTCATCCCTACCTGGTATCTCCCACCAATCAATCCGGCTAGCAGTCCAGTTGTTGTTTCCCTTCACTGCATTGCTGTATATATCATGAAACAAATTACCAGTACCGTTTGGTGTACTAGCGATGAAAATTTTACTCTTTTTACTGGATGATATTATCGGATACACTGATTTCCAAAAACTCTCTACAAGATGGTTATCAATAAACGCAAGCTCATCTAACACAAGACAGTTACAACTGTCACCTCTACCAGCATCACTACTTGTGGTTGATATACCTATACTACTACCGTTACTCAGCACCATTGATGTTTTACCATATTCAATTACACCTGGCTTCAACCAATTTGGTAGCTGCTCATATGCCAATCGGATACGTTTAAAAATGTTTATAGCTGTTTGCTCTTTATTAGCTACAACCAAGATGCGCTGATCTGCACTAAAACATGCCACCCAGAGTGTATAAATTGTCATCATAGTAGTTTTTCCTACCTGTCGACTAGCAAGAACGATGTTGAATCTATCGTCTCTCAATGCACGTAACACTCGCTTTTGACATTTGTGTAATTTTATCTTTTCACGACCACGGTCAAGATTTATTATTGTAAAGAAATTTTCTGCAAAGTATAATAAATTCTTCTGACACTTTTTTAAGTCGGTGACCATCTTTGGTGTCCAGTCAAATTCAGCCTTTTCAGTAGGCAGATTTTTATTTCCAAGATACATGTGTTTTGGATTTATATCTTCTTTTTTATTGTCGGTTGGGCTTTTTTGGGTCATAACACATAAGTATTTATGTGAACGAAACAAGAGACACCAAGGGCATCGAACAGATATATGGTTTGATCGTAGAAAACGAAAACAATCGTGTATGGAAAACCGGCGATTGTCCAGAAGCATTAGGAGACTCACCTCTAGCGAAAGATCACGCTGAAGGTAGTGGAGCGCTAGGTGATCACGATGCTGGAGATGTTGAATCAGGTTTTGGTAGTACATTGACTCCTGAGGATGCAGATGAAGATAATCAATACTATCTCAACAAGATAAGTGAGAGACTCAAAGAAAAAGAAAAAAAATCCGGGAAAAGTGTCAATGAACAAATAAATAATTCTGAAACAATGAGCGATAAACCAGACAACATATTCGATAAATTATATTCAACTATCATGGAAGGTGATGATCCCTTTGCTGATCTCGAGCCTGATTTCCCCGGTGGGGATGAAGACCTCGGTGGAGATGAAGAGCTTGACATCGGTGGAGATGAAATCACATTATCACTGCCCCGTGATCTAGCAGAAAAACTTCATGAAGCTTTAATGTCACAACTCGGTGGAGACGATGAAGGTGAAGATAGTCTTGATGGTGAAGACGATTTAGATGAGATGTTAGGTGATGCTGTTGTTTCTGAACCTGCTCCCAAAGCACTTGGCGGCCATGGTGATCGTCAACACTCTGACGCTGGTAACACAGGATCGGGTAGTAACAAAGTTAGCAGCTCTAAAACAGGTAGTGCTGATGGTGGCTCAGCTGACGGAAGTGCTAGCGGTGCTGATGAGAGTCCCAAACCTCTTGGAGGACATGGTGACCGTCAACACAAAGATGCAGGTAACACAGGATCTGGTAGCAATAAAGTAAAGAATACTTCTAAGGCGATCGGAGACTAATTACAATTTAATCCCCCAAATCACAAAAAGAGCCGTTCACTAGAACGGCTTTTTTTATAAATACTATAAATGACCAGGTTCGAAAATATATTCTGGACTCAATTATGTGAGTTTAAGGACTATCAGCAGCAAAAGAGAAAGGCTCCGGAGAGCCCGTGGCACCGTAAAGTGTCTAAAGGTGCTGGCGCGAAACATCAGAATATGGTCGCAGATAGGTACAAAGGTAGATATACCGGAGAAGATGAATTTACCTATAGCGGAGAATTGAATGACAAGATAGAGTCTATTAGAGGTGGTTCAAGTATGGTGCGAATATTGTCTGATATAGATATACAACACATATTGAACAACTACTCAACAAACGAGCTGCCAAAGGATAAACCCAAACGTATATTTGCTGGTGTTGTTGTGTATTTTGATCCAACCAAGGATGCCTATTGTATTAAACGTGATGAGTGAGATAGACGATATTTTTAAATTCAATTGCGGTTTGAGATTTCTTGATAAACAGGCTAACTGTAACGAGAGAGATAACTACAAAGGATGGTGGTTGGAGCAAATATACCAATATGGTACTATTATTGATTATTACTCTAACGGTACCACGCTAGATACAGCTGATCCAATATATGGTGAGGAACCTACACAAACTTTTAAAGATCCTAAAAAATTAATCTTTGCGTTAACATTGAACGAGAATTCGGTCGTTCTACAAAAATTCGGATTGATGGCAGATGATGAATTGACCGGATTTATACCAATCGAGAGTTACACAATGGCAATGAGTTCCGCAGAGAACCCTAATCCGGAGCCGAAGTCAGGTGATGTAATTGAACTGACAGAATTTGGTTCTTCAAGACCCGGAGGTAGAGGACCTAAAAAATTCGAAATCACTGAAAGGCTCGACCAAGATGTTGAGCAGCTAAACCCATTACTTGGACATTATGTATGGTTGATCAAAGGCAAGAGATTCGATTACAGTTACGAGCAGGGTATTACTGCCGAGCCACAACTACAGCAACCTACAGATGATACATACCATGGTGGTCTGTCAGCGACAGACTCTGGTGACATACAATTAAACGATGATACACTATATTTTAATGA